ATTTTTATAGCGACACACATACTTAATAACATTACCTTGAAAGAAACTCAAGTCATTCTTAGAAATGAATTCATAAGGTTGAATGCAAAAAGTTTTATAATGTTTTCCGCCTACCTGCCTTTCTTGTGGAAATGCTTTTTCAAACATATCTTTTGTTGTCATATTATTTCTTCTCCTATGTTATATTGATATTCATAACCTTGATTCATTATGAATAAGTTTTCTTTTGCTCTGGTTACACCAACAAAGAATAATCTATGTTCGGTGTCTTTATTTACTTGAGCTGCTTCGTAAATAATTCTTTCTAAATCAGTAAACAAAATTACATTTTCTGCTTCTTCTCCTTTTACAGAATGTATTGTAGATAATTTTATTCTTGCAGGTTTACTTAGATCCTCGCCGCTTGCTACTAGATCCTCGATGTAATCTCTTTGATAATCTTTAAATCGTAATGCCTTCCAGTCTCCAGATGCAATTAAACCGTGATCCATTCTTAATTCATCCATATCAATTGAATCTACGTTAACTAAGGACTTGCCACCGGAGAAACCATACTTAACATCACCTTTATCGTATTTTAAATATTCATAAATATTTTGTGCTTCTTCACCTGATATGTTTGCACCTTTGTTTAATCTATCCCAATCATTAATTGCTTTTATTACTTCTAAAGGTAATAAGTCATTGAATTTACAATCAAATCTATATCCAGTGTTTTGTAATATTGGCACCAAATTTTTCATTTGATCATTGGTTCTAGTTAAAATCATCCATTGACCTTTAGAAAAATCAATATCTTCTAACTCTAAATTTTCTATTACATTACCTTCAGCTGCTCTTGGTTCCCAAGTTTTTATTCTTCTTTCATCAATGTTATCTAAAATAGATAATGCAACTTTATGTACTGCACGTGGTACTCTTCTAGATATAGTTTGATGGTCTGATACTCCTTCAAGATTAATAAATGTTTTAGGACTTGCACCTTGAAAACCATAAATAGCTTGATCATCATCCCCTGCAACAAAAGATCTTTTACACTTGGTTTCAAGATAAAAGAACATTTCCCATTGCAAGGGATTTAGATCCTGTGCTTCATCAAGAAAAACAACATCGAGGGATGGCGACAAGTCTTTCTCAACAAACTTAGAAATCATATCTGAGAATTCAAACATCGTATAATCTTTCTTATAATTAATAATGTCTTCATTTATTTGTTCTAACAAAGGTTCACTAATGTAATCAATTAAATCCAAGGCTATTGCAGAATCTTGTAAACTTGTTTTAGTACAACGAGAGTATTCAATAATTTTCATATATTGATTTTTATATTCATAGTAACCGTTTTCTCTTTCTACAGTTTCAAAATGCATATCTGTGTGGCCATATTTATTTTTAAAAGCATTCCAATTATTATCTTTTAATAATTGTGTAGCTGTATCTATTCCTAATGTTTTTGTTCCCATTGAGTGCATAGTGCATATCCAATCAAATTCATATTTTGGAAATTCTTTTTTTATTCTATCTCTAGCTTCATCAGCTGCAGCATTACTAAAAGTTATGTAGGCAATTTTCTTTGGATCAGTTTTGTTTACAATTAATTCATTATATAAATGTTTGTGTATTAAAGTGTGTGTTTTACCTGTACCTGGTGGTCCTGCAATTACTGTTCTCATTATTCAAATGACGCTGGTTTTCTTTCTAATTTTTTAGGTGCATACTTTTGTACTTCAATGTGTTCTACAGTCCAAAGTTTAACACTCTTTCTTTCATTTTTAATCATTAAGTCTTTACTAACTTGTTTACCTTTAAATAATTGTTCTACTAATCTTATAGTTTTATTTTTTGAATAAGTTCTATCTGGCCAAGTTTTACTTCTAATTAGAAATCCCCAAAAATCTTTAAATTTAAAATAGCTAACTCCGTTTTCAGTAAAAGGTTTTCTTTTCAAAACATCTTCTATTGATTTACCATCTCTACTAATGAATTCAGTTAATAATTCTTTTAATTGAACATCTATCTTAGTATCATCTGGAGCTTCTAATGGATCCATTGCTTTCATTAATTTAGCTAACATCTTTCTCCAAACTAATTTAGCTACAGGTAATAATGGTGTTCCTAATTCTGTCATACAAACAACAGAAAATTTTTCTGGGTCGTGTAATGTTGGTCCATCAACTTCTATTGTTTCTTCATCAACAGTTACAAAAAAGATTGGTGGATCTGATGCATACTTTCTAATGGTAGTAATTTGTGGCATTCTAACTTCATCACCTTTACCAAAGGTTCTAGTATAACAAACTTTTTCATTACAAAAATTACATATTGGTTTATCATTACATCTATAATCATATTTTTTTGTATCAAGTTGTTTTATAATTCTTTGAACGTCTGTAGATTTTAAAGGCGGGTTGATAAATTTTTCTGTATTATAATCTTCTAATAAGTCTTTCCATTTAAGTGGTTCTGCCTTTCTTAAATAAACTCCTATGTTAAACAATCCATTATCCCGTCCTGAATGTGCAATGTCTCCATTACCTTCTACAATAGGTCCTTCCTTAAAGATTGTATTTAAACAAGGTGGTCCATCAAGAAGTATATCTTCATTTTTTTCTTCTTGTTTAACTACTAATAATTCTCTTAATTGATCTTCATCTTGAACATACTTATCATATTCTTTTATAAAATTTTCTATTGTTAAAGAATCTCCATTATCATCTATTGCATATCTAACTGTTCTATCACCACCGTGATAAGGCATATTTAAAAAATTTCCTATGTCTCCTCTGTCTGCTTTGATTGTAGATTGTTTTGGAAATATTTCTGCCTTGGCATAACCTAATGCAGATGCCATCATTTGTAATTTTTGTCTCATCAAAGATGCTGGTATAAATTCTTTAGTAAAACAATATACGTGAGCACCACCTGATTTAGATCTAAATGTTATTAGTGGTAAATTCTTTTCTCTAATTTTTTGAATTAAATTTTTATGATCAAATGGATATGTATCTATATCTATTGCACCCCATTTACATTCATTATCTTCATTAATAGGTACAATACCTAAAGCAGGTTCAACTCCATTTAAATGTTTTTGCCAAAGTTCTTTTGTTACTGGTTGTTTAACAGTATAAGACCTAACTTCATTTTTACCGTCAGCTCTTATTTCATTTGTAATTTTAGTTGCACCATAGGCGCTTTCTAAACCTTTAAAAATTTCTTGTAATCTTTCTAGCATAAATCCCTACATTGATGTTTGGGCGCCACATTAGTAGCGCCCAAATGTGTCAATTATTTGTTTTGCTGAGAAAGACTATCGTGGAAGTCTTTAGCTCTAGCATAAAGTTCAGCACTTTGTACTGGACCTTCTGTTTGAACCGCAAAGCCATACCACTGATTTCCTTTTCCAGAATTCAGTACTGAGGATAATTTATAAGAATATGCAAATGATGCAGGTGTAAATGAACCTTTTTCATCCTTCATAGTCTGTGACATTTGAAGTGATTGCCATTTTCTTGCAACTTTGCCTTGAGACGCACTCATTGAAATTAATGCAGTCTCAGCCTTACCATCTGGACCTAAAATTATTACATAATTTTGGTGTGTGGTTAGGATATAGTTACCATTTTGAAGTCTATCTTTACCACCATCTTTAGTAGTTTTAGATATGATATCAGAATCAGCAGGATAAATTTGTTCTGGTCTACCTGAACCAGTACCAAATTCTGCCCATTCTTGATACTCCAATTTATAGTAACAAGGAATAACAATTATTCCTTTGTCTCCATCATACAATCTTTTAGTGACTGTATTTAAAAACATTCCAGGTTCTGCACCTTCAACGTAATTTTGATTACGCTTCTGTGCTTCTCCAGAACTGTTTTGTAAAAGTTTCAAGATAGGTAAAGCAAGAGATTCTTGTCTTACATTCTCAAAACCTTTATGTGCATCTTCTCTAAACAATATAGTAGAAGGTGCTTGTGCTGCTTTTTTTACAGCAACGTCTTTATTTTCCATATATTAACTCCTTTTTATATTTGTACGGTTACCCACGTAAGTTTTAAAGCAATCAGGAAGGTTGATTCCAGACTCGTGACACTCCCTGACTACTCCTTTTAGGGTCTGAGGATGTACGCCTACTTTCTGGACAGGTTCGTATCCTTGACCTTTTGCAAGGACAGCATATTCTGCCGCCTTGTTATCTTCGCCACGACCAAAGGTAACAGTGATATCATTTTTAATAACATCACCTCGACCGTTGTTACGAAGCCATTCAAAAGCCTCTTCCTGTTTTTCAGGAAGTATTGATGCATTGTAAAATTGTGAAACTTCTACGGTTTCACCATCATTGAGCTTTAATTTTTCAATATTCATTTCTTTCATCATTTGAGGAATTTCAAATTGAGAAATAATGTTTGCTTGTTCTTTTAATTTTTTTACGCCTGCTTCTGCGTTTGCAATTTCGTCTTCTAAATTTTTTAATTGCTGTACTTTATCTGCTAGTTGTTTTGGATCAACTACTGCTTTTATCGAGTCTTGTTTATCTTGTCTAAAATTTATTTCACTCATAATTTTTTACCTTTCTATTCTTTCTAATATAACTATGACAATTAAATTGTCAAGAGGTTTCTTTTTGATACAAATCAATTTCAATTGGATAATATCTTCTTTCTTGTTTGTCCCATTTTAATAAATTATATTTACCTCCTGTTATATCAGATACAATAGAACACGCAACCCCAATAATTGCAGGATCGCCTGTAAGTAGTAAATAATCTTTTGGTTTATAATCTTGTAATAATTTTCTTAATTTAAATACTAAAGGACCTGCACTTAAAATTATTTGTGCATTCTCAGGTAGTAAAACTTTTAATTCCCCAAATTCTCTTGCACCAATTATATTTATTTTTGGCATACCAATTTTTGTACCAGGTATATCTTGTATAACATACACCATAGTTTTAGTATTTGTTGAACCGAGGTTTTTTCCTAACATCATAATTATAAACTTCTTGACATCTTATATAATAATCTATATATAATTTCAATAGAAAGTTAAAAATATATTATGCATTATAAATTTAAAAGCAAGCCTTTCGCACATCAGCTTAAAGCCCTTGAAATGTCCTGGGATAAAGAAGTATTTGCGTATTTTATGGAAATGGGTACCGGTAAATCTAAGGTACTTATTGATAATATCGCTATGCTTTATGATAAAGGTAAGATTAATGGTGCTTTAATCATAGCTCCTAAAGGTGTTTACAAAAACTGGTTGGAGTCAGAAATACCAAACCATTTACCAGATCACATAGAAAAGAAAATAGGTTTTTGGCAAACTAAACCAGATGCCAATGATATGAAAATGTTATTAAAATCTGATGAAGATTTACATATTTGTATTATGAACATAGAAGCATTCTCTACTAAAAAAGGAGTTGAGTATGCATATAAATTTTTATCTTGTCATAGAACATTAATTGGAATTGATGAATCAACTACAATTAAAAATCCAAATGCAAAAAGAACTAGAAGTATTTTAACTTTATCTAAACATTCTAAATATAGAAGAATATTAACTGGTTCTCCTGTTACTAAATCACCTTTAGATTTATTTAGTCAATGTCAATTTTTAGATCCTTGGTTATTAAATCAACAATCTTATTATGCATTTAGAACTAGATATGCAATTTGTAGAAAAATAAATGTTTCTGGTAGACAGGTTGAGATAGTAGTTGGTTATAGAAATCTTGGTGAACTATCTGAACAATTAAAACCTTTTTCATATCGCGTATTAAAAGATGATTGTTTAGATTTACCTAAAAAAACTTATATGAAAAGAATTATACAATTAACTGATGAACAGAAAAAATTATATAAACAAATGAAAGAACAAGCTCTTGCATTTTTAAATGGTAAGATGACTACGACAGCAACAGTCATAACTCAATTAATGAGATTACATCAAATTACTTGTGGTCATTTCAAAGCTGATGATGGTTCAGTACAAGAAGTTAGTAGTAATAGATTAAATGAGTTAATGGATATCCTAGAAGAAATGGAAGGTAAAGCTGTTATCTGGGCCCACT